CCGGGCCCATACACGATGATATCCATCGTGACATCCCTTGGTTGTCTATTCTCGTGCTTTCCTTCTGCGTATGCAGTGAGCGTCGGCACATCCGGATCTGTGACATAAACACGCGTGGATGAGCGGGCAACCGCAACGCCTGGCGCTGTCCAGTGCGCCGCGATGATAACTTTATGTGGGTCGATTCCTTCATAGGTAGGGATAGTCCAGGTGCCGTTAAATGTAATCCGCCCCTGGAACAAAACCCGACAGCAAGCCCGCTCAGTGGTAATTAATGTGAAATTAGCACCCCCCTGAAGGAGCAAGCCAGCCGTTGAACCCTCCGGAGGAAGCTGAAAGATGCTCACATTAGTGGTAACTCGTGATACATCATCACCGACAGTACTTGCCATCTGGAGCGTTAACGATGAGCCATTATCAATAAAGCCAGTCAGATAGGCGATGCCAACACCAGAGTCCACCGCCGTTGATGATGGTATTAACATTATTGAGCTTCCAGGTATTCTGCCGGGCAGTGCGACTGTCTGATTCCCCACCTTGCGCTCTTCAGTTACCGTCGCAAGCCAGGATGGTACTTGCATCCCTGAGGTGACTTCTATCGGCCTGGTCCCGTCCAGATAATCGATAAGTATGCCTGCGCCCATTACCAGACTCCCACGTGAATACGAACTACCCCCGGGACATTCACATCCAGCCCGGTACCATCCACTTTGATTTTATTGCCAGAGCCGTTAATCACCAGGCTGTCATTAAATTCAGCAGGGCCATTCTTCGGGATATTCCAGCCTGCCTTTCCGGCCTGATATCCGCCTGACTGAAGAGAGTCAGTAATTTTACCGAAATCAATGCTCGCATTTTTGAAGAACGCATCGTTGAAAAAAGCCTGCCCGTTTTCGATGACAAACGGCAATGTCACTGCCCCACCCGCTTGCGACATCACAGCAAACCGGTCAGCCAGGAACAATACCTGTGACTGCATACCTCCCGGTGTATTCTCCACGCCAATGCCCATGCCAGCTGCGTATTGCCGCCCATTTGAGTCAACGGCAACCTTGATGTTGTACATTGCGTTGAGCTTGCCAGCGGTATCAATCTGCGCATTGTATAGCTCAGTGATAGCGGCGGTTTGCCCATTCATGGAAACAGAAAGGGAGTTGATACGAGTCGCAGCAACCTGGCTGAAGTCGGCCATAGTCTTGGAAAAATCGGTGACATTCGACGAACCGCCTGCTGCAGACGAATCCAGCGTTTTGAGCGACTCAGCAACGGCCTTGCTGGCATCAGCCATCACATTATCGACGCGCTGAATCCCGGCTTTGCTATCGCCATACTGAACGCTCATACGCTGCGACTGATTAACCTGCGCCAGCGTGTTCTGAATCAGTGCGATCGATGTGTTCTGAATGCCGCCACTGGCGTTATCAGTTTTACCCGACAACTCTTCGAAGCGGGAAGTGGTAGACGAATCAAGCGTTGTGACCGCCTGTGTCAGTAGCGTCACACCTGCAGCGTTATCTCCGGTCTTTGCTGTGAGCTCATCAACGGCTGTTGCACGCGCTTCCGTTTCCGTGGCCAGCGCCTGGCGAACTTCCGTGATACCGGCTTCATTACCAGTGACCTTCGCCTCAAGCCGGGTAACGTCAGTCACGCGCGCCTCAGTTTCGGTCGCAATTACTTCTCGCAGTTGCTCAAACTTCGCAGAGTTCGCGCCGTTCTGCGCCGACTGGCTGACCACCACATTCGCAATCGCCAGTGCGTTGTGAATGATGGATTCTGCAGTCTGTTTATTTGCTCCCACAGCTGCGGCAAGCTTGTCTGCGTTCTCGGTGATGGCGTCGGCCATGTCGGCGACTTTCTGATTACCGTCGACGGCGCTTTCAATCAGGTCTTTGAACAGGTCGGTGTCTTTAATCTGGTTAAGTATGGCCTCGGTGATTTCCGTGACATCGATACTCGCCTGCCGGAGTAATGTTCTTGCAGGGAATGTAGTGCTCCACCCGGCCCTTCTGAATAACCAGACCGCAACATTCATTCGGGTACTCAGCAGCAGCGTGCGCAAAAATAGCTTCTGTGATTTTTTCAAGCATAACTATCTCCTCAGGAGGCTTGCGCCGGGGAAACCACCAAAATCGAGGGGCATGTCAGGACCAAATCGCGCTTTGCAGTCACCGCCTGAGTGTGCTGCCCAGCCTTATCAAGGGTGGCTATATGCTCGGCCTGCGCCTTACTCAGAAAGTCGAACTGGTTGTTCAGCGCCTTCATGGACTGAACGGGATCGTCTGCTATCTGAGAAAAGAACCCCTCAACCTTATCTTTTGTCTCCCCGGTCGCACGTCCCCAGTCAAGAGTCGCCTTAGTGATGACCTCGATTTGCTTACCAGTATATTTCCCCTTCTGTACCAGCTCAGCCATCAGGCTGGAAGTCGCTGCAAAACTGGTATTTGTAGCGTTTCCTATGCGTTCAGAAGCATTAGCCATGTCTCCCGCTGACGCAAAAGCCGCAGCGCCAGTCATGATGAGCGATTTTTGAATATCACCGAGGGAGGATGAAGCAAACGCCATGCTTGAAGGGATTGCCACAAGAGTGGCAACGGCAACCGCGATAGCCAGATTAACCGGATTTAAAACCCCGATCAGCCCCTTCAGGGAATCGCCCATCGCAACCATAGCAGGACGAATACCGCCGAATGCATCTTTGACCTGCCCTCCCTGCTGAATAAGGATAAGCAGTGGATTTTGCCCACCCGCCAGCTGGGTCACCACATCTGTCATCTGCATCGGCAAAAATCGCAGCGCCTGGGTGTACTGACCGACTGAGATCCCCGCGCGTTTTGCTGCAATTTCGTGGCGGGAAAGTGCGGCAGGCATTCCCCCCATTGCACTTTCTGTCAGCTCGGCTGCGTCACCGACTTCATACAGCTTTGCTCGTTGTTGCTCGAGCATCGCCAGTGTGGATTTAAACTGCGCTTCCGGAATGAAGCCACTTTCAAACCGCTGATGTAGCTCTGCCACGCTTTCATCAAGGCGGTTAAATGCTCGCAGGGTAGGGTCAATACCTTCCAGAAACCGTTTTGTCGCTGCCGATTCAGCTGCTGCTGTTCGCCTCGCCTGTTCTGCAACTTTTTCCTGAGCATCACCCACATCAACCAGCTTTGTCAGGCTTTCATCCAGAATGTGGTTATAGTATTCAAACTGTGATGCATCGATGCGACCCGCATTCAGATGCTGTTGAAGTGCGGTGTACTGATCATCCAGGTTACTGAACGCTTTAGTAGTCGGATCGATGCTGTTCAGTAAACTTTTGAGTGCCGATGCCTGTCGATCAGCCATTTGCTGAGCCTGGGCCGAAGCATCATTTGCCGCCTTACCAAAACTCCCTGTATGCCTTATTACTCGCTCCATTTGTTCAGTGAAGCGGGTATTGTCGACATCCAGATTAACGATTAAATCACCCACCGACTGGGCCATAGCGCATCCCCCCTGACAGCCCCTCGGCCGCTAACATCATTTCTTCATCAGATTGTTCAACAGGTTCGGATGGGCTAGCCATTCAGACGAACGGCAACCGTGGTCGCGTTCGCTGCTGCCGTCTCCCACGCTTTGCCCGCAGGCGTGGCGCCAGTGCCATCAATCTGGACTTTTCCATCTTTGATGTTGAGTGCTTTGCCCTGAGGGATGTTGTCACTGGCAAGCTTAGGCAACACGACGACGCCGCTCGTTACGCCTTCACCCGATCCACCCGCAGCAATATCGGCAATGGCTACTGCCAGCAAATCGCCCACAGGAACAGGCGTGCCACTAAGAATGGCGTCGGTCCCGGTGTTCTTAATCGTGATGGTGTGACCATTCTGAAGGTAATTTTTCATGAAGATTCTCCACGGCTCCGCTCGGGAGCCGTTTTTCAGACATAAAAAAAGCCCTTTCGGGCCACTGGAGGGTAGTGTTGATTACTTACCGGAGGATTTCACCAGGCCACGATAATCCAGTGGCGCCACACCTGCATCGATGCGCACTTTGGTGGCGATACCGTCAGTGGTAAAGCCTTCCTGCTGATCAATGTACGGAGCATCAACACCGTTCAGATACGCCACTTCAATCGTATCTGAACCCTGTGCGGCAGCCAGATACCAGGCGGCCGGATCAGCATCATCCAGACGTGCTTCGGCAATGACTTCAGCAAAGTTCTGGATTGGGTTAATCACCCCGGCATTCACATCAGCCCCTTTCACGCTGGCAGACTTGATGGTCTGGTTAGCGGTAGTTTCCAGCGCCACCGGTACCAGAATGTAAGCCGGGCGAATGTTGAGAGCTCGCTCCCCTTCTTTCTGGGTGCGCATCAACTGACGACCTTTGTCGAGGTTGCTGATATCGATAGCGCCGGTGGCCATGTTTTTATGATCGGCATGGAACAGCGTCTTACCATCAGACAATTTGCCATTCGCGGTAAGAGTCGCGTAAACCAGATCGCCTATGGTGGCCTTCGCTGCGCGGCCCATTTTCATCGGCACATCGGTCAGCTGATTGAGATCATCGTTGATGATCGCCTGACGGGTCACAGAGAAAATCTCGCCGTAGGTGGCCAGCGCGATGGTTTCGCCTTTATCACCGGTAGTGATGTATTTGTACTCAGCACCTTCACGGACCTGTCGCAGCGACGGGAAACCGCCCATGCCCACACGATGTGCTGTTTTGAAGTCAGACAGCTGGCCTTTTTTGGTCCACTGTTCGAAGGTTTCTGCTGACTCATCCCAGCCCTGCAACAGCGCTTTATTCGCCACATCCAGCAGGATATTGCCAAAATCAGAGGTGCTGTGAGTCAGCGCAAAGCCAACCATCTGCATCGGGTTATAGGAGGCCACACCGAAACCGCGCTCAGTCAGCGACATACGCGCCAGCTCACGCAAAGTAGTGCCGTTGTAGACGTTATCGCGCTGCATGTCTTCATAACCTGCACGCGCCATCAGTGCCTGACGAATACCATCACCGACAAAATTACCGTTGCCAGCGTACACATGTGCCTGGGTTTGAGCTTGCGTCGACTTGTTGGAAGGTGTCGCGCTTTTACCCAGCTCTGCCAGCAGCTTATCTTTCGCCTGCTCAACCGAACATTCAACATCAGCCACACACTGAGCCTGAAGTTCCTGGTGTTTACCGCCGAACATAGCGAACAAATCCTGGATATTGTTTACGCGGGCCTTCTGCTCAGCAATCACCTGCTGGCGAATGTCAGTTGCGTTGACGTTCTCCGGTGCAGTGATCACCGGCTGGGTGATAGTTGGCTGCGGGTCACGCTGTGTAGTATTGCGTGGTGGGGTGATCATGTTGCGGATTGTGCGTGGCATCTTCTCGAATTCCTCGATACGTTTTGACTGAATACAGGCCATAGCCTGAAGGGATGGAGTGACTTCGTCGGCAAAACCCAGCGCCAGACACTCAGCACCGGACAGCCAGGTTTCATCCTCCAGCATGGCGGCAATCTCTTCCTGAGACTTTCCGGTTTTTGCCATATAAGCCGGGATAAGTACGCCCTCAAGCTTGTCCAGCAAGTCGGCGTAATCACGCATGTCGTTCGCGTCACCACCCGTGAATCCCCAGGGTTTGTGGATCATCATCATAGTGTTTTCCGGCATGATGACCGGATTACCCACCATCGCGATGACTGATGCCATCGATGCCGCCAGGCCATCGATATAAGCGGTAATCGACGCACCATGGTGTTTCAGGGCATTAAAAATGGCGATGCCATCAAAGACATCGCCACCAGGGGAGTTAATGTGAAGGTTGATATGCGTGATATCACCCAGCGCTTTGAGGTTGGCCACGAACTGTTTTGCCGTCACACCCCAGTAGCCAATTTCATCGTAGATATAGATATCGGCTTCGCTTTCATTGCTTGCCTGCATCCGGAACCAGCTATTTTTTACGCTGGCTTTCGGGCGGTTCATTACCCGGTTTTTCTTCCTGGCCACTGGTGGCTCCTTTGTCATTAGCCGGGTCGGTATCGAACACCAGCCCCTGCTTGCGGTTATCATCTATTTCCGCCTTACGGCGTCGCTTCACATCATCCGGATTAGCACCACGGGCGCGCACCCATTCGCTTTCAGTCGCAGCGCCACCGCGCAACAGGATTTTCCAGGCGTTTGCTTCTTTTACCGGATCAATCCATGGCATTACCGGACCGGAGAACACTGCGCTGTAGAGCGATTCTTTATCCACCCCTGCAGGAACGGTTATTTGACCGGATGCAATGGCCATAGTCAGCCAGGCGCGGTACATCGGACGGGTAACAGCAGCAATAAAAGCATCCTGGAGAATGAAGTAACCCTCCGTTGACTCCACCAACTCCTGCCGTTGAGCACTGTAGGTGCCATCATAATTACGGGCGATACTGGAAAAACTGCCACGAGATCCTGCGGCGACCGCTCGCAACTGGCCGTTACGGAAACTTTCAAGATTGGGGTTCGGACGGTCTGATTTAATCATGCCCACATCTTCGCCCGGGAGAAGGTCATCAAAGATGACCCCCGGCTCAATATTTAACTCTCTCGGCTTAGCTCCTTTCCCTTGATCACCGTAGTCCTGACCATCCCCTTTCTTAATGAACATGCCCAAGGCCGCCGCGATACGCGCAGCGGTCAGTTCAGCATCTTCATACTCTTTAAGCGCAGAAAGGCGCATCAAAACGCCCGCTAATAAGGAGTTACCGCGTATTTGATGAAGGCGCCGCATGAATTTAAGGTGCAGCATGCTGTCAGCGTTAATATCTTTGGTGTCACCTTGCCTCACCCCCTCTGAAGGCAGGTATTTGTACACCATGTAACTAGTAGGGCGCCCCCAGTCATTCAGATAGACGCCCTGGCATAATTTATTGGATGGCTCGCTGCGCTCCATCGGCACAAAATCAGGCTCCAGCGCTTCCAGCCAGAAAGGGATACCAGCAACCGGTGTTAACCCATTTCCAGTACCGCTAACCAGTTGGGCAAATACTTCGCCGTCGCGCAGCCAGGTTCGCGCCATCAGTCTCTCAAGTACCGGGCGGGTAAATTGACCAGTAACATCCGGCGACACAGACCATTCAGCCCATTTGGTACGAATATCCGTGGCGAGCGCAGTGGCAAGACCTCCACTTTTCAGCAATGGCTGAGGTTCAACGATGATGCCCTTTGCTCCCACAATGCGCTCTTCGAGCTTGTCGAGCAGCCCTATAACCAAATCATGGTTACAGTCGAGCCAGCGGGCCTGCTCTCGCAAAGAGCGACCGCCAAACCGTGTTAATTGATTAGCAGAACGGTTTTCACGGTTAGCTTTATGTGTTCGCGTGGGCAAAACCGCCTCGTAAGCCTGAATCATCACGCGAGAACGGAGCCTGGTAGCTTTCCAACCTGGAGAGATCAACCCAATCAGATTATCGATGGTGCTCATCACGGAAACCTCGCCAATTTAAACCCGCTGCGACCACTTGCCGCCGCAGACGCGGTTGTCAGTTTTCGTTCCCACTCCTGACGACCCTTACGGATTTCACTCAGATTTTCCATTGTCATCTGCTGACCGTTGAAAACAATGGACTTGCCCTGAAGGATTGCCATTTCAGCTTCTGTGTAGCGTCGGATCATGTCCTGAATATCATTAAGCGTCACACCCAGCCTCCTGAGGTTGATGGTGCCCATGCCGATTCGCGGGCTGGTTTCTTAGTCTTTGTTGCAGATACTGGCGGTAGCGGTTTAGCAACTGCTGCCACAACCGGCGCATCTGTTGTAGGTTCATCCACAAGATAGGTTTCACGACGCGCCCATTCCGGCGCATCAGGCCATTTAATCTTTTCGTAGCCGTGGAGAATGACCAGAGCATGCGCATACACCATGAGGTCAAACGCTTCGTTAGCACCCTTGCCGGGCTTTTCCCACTTCCCATCAACTGAGCGCTCCTCATAGGTCAGTTCGTCGTAGAACCAGCTACCCAGCCAGTCCGGAAAATGCACATAGTTCGGCCCCGGTACATTGCGCCACAGCGCATTGTTGATCCGGTCCTTGAGAGCGTTGGTCTGGAGAAGATAAATAGGAACATCACCCGCCGCTCGCGCGCGTCGGGATGAACGGTTGGTGTTATCAGGTAAGGTTTCAGTTATCAATTTGGCGCGTGCTTTGCCATCGCCCTTGAATAACCAGACTTTTCGTTGCAACCCATCACGACGACAGCGCCGCCAGAATGCGTACGCATTATCAGTAACACCATCTTCACCACCGGAATCCACCGCCATCGCAAGCAGGCTCATACGCTTTCCGGGTTCGCCATCGAGTGCCCAGGTTTTGTCGAGCACATCGGTACGCAATAAATCCCAGTCTTCGGGATAACTACTAGGATCAATGGGGAGGCTTTCGCCATCAGCGTTGGTACGCATAGATTGAGTAATGTTGTAGCGGTCGACAATCCAGCGCTCGCCCTGAACGCCATATCCAACCACCTGAACGACAAAGCGGCGGTTTTTACCACCCTGCACATCGACGGTCGCCACCATAAATTGCGCGCCAGCCGGAACCCTTCGCTTCTCTACCGGTTCCGCGCGCAGCTGGAGTTCATCACCCTTGCGCTGCTCGATGCTGGAGCGTGGTAAATAAGGTAGTCCCCAGTCGGTATTGATAACCGTCTTGAGGGTTTCTTCGCTACCGTTGACTTCATATTCCTGCTCGGCGGTCAGCAGCTTGTAAACCAGTTGCTGCCACGTCTGGTATGCAGCAGCTGGGCCTTCCATCCAAAAACTGGCTATACGGGAGCGGCGAGCCTCGCCAGTAATGTTGCCTTCACGGTCAATATACTGGCCTTCACGCAACCAGATCCCTTTCATATTCAGGCTGCGCTTCATATCTGCGGTTATCAAACCGGAGCATGATGGGCAGATAATATGAGCAGCTTCACTGGCCTTAACCGGATCGCTGATTTCACGATAACCGGTCATCGCCTTCATCTCTGGCTGAAAATACTCACCACAGTGTGGGCAGGGCCAGTACCAGCGACGCCGATCACCACGATTATAAAGAGATAGAATTCCAGTTGTCGGGGGAGCCTCATGCTCAGAACTGCGCCGCCATTTGGTATCGCGAATATCACGACCAGGGGAACTTTCCACCAGGGT